AATGGACAATGGAAAAAGGGTGGTGAGCCGAGGACTTCGACTCACCGTTTTGTTTAATGTTTGGCTAACTAAACAAAGAAGGAAGAACTTAGGAGTAGCAGAATGTACTCCTGCTGTCAACCATCACAGCCTGGGGGACTGGCTGCACGGTTTTTTTATTAAGAGGTAATGGTGGTGGGCCGTGGGAATGGAGACTAATGGAGCTTCGTGCTTGAACTACCATCAGGAGTCCAGCAACCCAGTAAGTGCATCAGGAGATCCCAGCTCTGGGACCTGGAACCGGGGGCGATGGAACAAAGGACGGGTTTATCGTTAATGGATAATGGATCACGGACAATGGAGCCTGAGAATAATTTAAGGGTCTTCGAAAGAGGGTCTCTGGCAAGTACGAACACAGGACAGCCAGCAGAATAATGCCTGTGGATCCACGCAATTTGATGTGCTGAGAAGTTAAGTTTATTATTGGTTATTATCTTCAACTCTAACCAAAAGCCTCGTTTGTAAAAGCCAAACAGATCAGGAATACCCAAACCTGTAGAGCTTTCAATTCTAGTCCAAATTATTGATTTAGTATTATTTTTTAACTGTTTCCAGAGGTTTTTCTCTTCTGCCATGTTTAATTATCCAGCACCTTTCTTCTTCAAGATCAACCATCAATAACTCAACCCTAAGTTTCTTCTGTAATGCAGTTAATACTCGGTTGATTGGTTTACCTTTTTTGTTTCCTTTTGCATACTTCAAAGCCGTTTTAACGTCATACAAATGGACTTTTCCACGCTTATCAATAGACACAATATCGACACAACCAGTGTCATGAATCGTCTTGAAGACTAGATTCCCCTTCTTCAATAAGTAAGTCATCGCCAGACTCTCCGACAGATGACCCTTCAGATGTGTCTTGGTCAATAATTTCATACTCTCCAGGAATGGATAGTTTTTTTCTAAGTTCAACTAGTTTCTCCTCTACTTCTCCAACAGACATTGAATCAATCGTGCCATGCATGATTTCTTTCTTGTCAACATAAAGTCCAGCTACCATGCCTCGATATTTCTCAGCAGCAATAGCTCCAGTATAATTACCAGCAGCCTCCGCCGAGTCTCTCAACTCAGCTAGTTTTTGTACATGAGATTTGTAGGAAATGGAGTATCTCCTAGCCAACTCAGCTCTTCTACGTTCTATTTCCTCGACTACACGAGGGTAGTATTTAGGGTTTTGTAATTGACTTGCATTGACAGTAGCCCCACTTTCAGCGTATCCAGCGTCCAAAGCACACTGTTTTGCACTCTGAATATGCCCTTTTTCGATGAAAATATCGACAAATTTCATCTGTTTTGGGGTCAAATCGAGTGTTTTTTCCTGTTTTTTTGACATCGTTTTTTCCATTTTTTAACTTGAGACCCTCCAAAAAGCCTTATTTATCAACAAACTGTGTAAACGAAGAGCCAACCGTTTACAACGAGATGACAACTTATTTACAGAGGGAACCCGCGATATATATATGTTTTTACTATATTGTAAATATGTAAACCGATTTCGCTGATTTTTTACAAGTTTAGATTTAATTTGTGTAGAATAATATATATAGTGATTTACATGAAATTGGTAAGGATTGACTGGGATGATACTATTGAACATCAGACTGGTTGGTACGAACAAGAAGACATCAAAGACCTTGAACCGCCGCCCCTTGTTTGGAGTTTTGGGTTAATTTTAAAAGAAGAAGAAGATTCTGTCACTGTTGTTGCGGATTGGATTCCGTCATCTAAAACTTTTGGTCGGGGGACCACGGTCCCTAGAGGAATGATCAAGAAGATTACAGAAATAGCCGAAGTTGATATGTCAAACATCAATTCAAAGTAGCAATTCCACCCATAGCAAATTTTTGCCCAGTAGCCATTTCAAAAGCTTGTTGGTAAGGTATTCCTTTTTGCATGAACTCTCCATATCTTCGTTGTGCCTCAGGTCCTGCGGATTGTAATCTTCCTGCAATATCACCTGGATTAAAAACTTTCGATAAATAGTCTTTAACTCCACTTCCTATATTATTAGTTATAGGTGTATCAGTCATAGGCATAGGTACAGTAGCAGTTGTACCTGTAGAAAAGGGTGAGCCTGTAGCTGCCTCAAATGCTTGTTGATAGGTCATTCCTTGTTGCAACATTTGTCCATATTTTCGTTGTGCTTCAGGTCCCGCAGCTTGTAGTCTTCCTGCGATGTCTCCTGGGTTAAAAACTTTACCCATAAAATTTGTACCTTGTGCGAATTTATCTTTTAGACCACCTAATACTTTACCCATGGTTCCACCGCCCAAGATAAAATCGGCGCCCGCTCCCATCATACTTCCAATACCACGACCCATGTCACCCACAAGTTGTCCTAGTGTTGGAGCTTGTGCTGTGAGTTCAGGTTGCATCATTGATAAGATAGTTCGACCTTGTGCATCTTTCATAGGAACATCAGCACCAGACATTTGTAAACGCATGATACCATCAGGGCCCATCACTTCTTTACCACCAACGGATTGTCCTGCGAAATACTGTTTTGATTTATCTAAATATTTTTGATAGTCCAAACCTCTTGGATATTTTTGCTGAAGGTTTCCAGCCATTTCAATAAACTTATCTTTTCCACCAGCTTGATTAAACATGATGTTCTGATCTTTTTGACTGTAGTTTTGAAAAGAATCACCACCCGGTGTATAACCTGAACCTGGACCTGTTGGTCTAGACGAAGGTTTACTATAACCACTAAATGCAGGGGAAGATGTCCCTGGTCTGTTAATACCTGTAGGTGCTCTACTTCGGGGTCTGTTACGAATGCTTGGAGGGGCCATTACTTAGCCCTTGTACCTGTTGCACGTCTTTGTCTAAAACCAACTGGTTGCTTAGCAGATTTTCTTCTTCTCATCGGAGTGACAATATTAGGCTTGGAACGATCACGTGGTGTAGCTTTAGGATTAGGTACTTTTCTATCCTTCATTTTTTTAATCATTTCAGGAGTCAGGGGTAAAGGTCTTGCTTGCATTGGACCTTTATCTTTGGTTAGTCTAGGATTACCCGTTTGAAACTCTCTAGGTTTTTTCTTCATATATTTTTCAATATCTTCTTTTGTGATACGACCATCGGTTTTAATTCTTCGAGGTCCTGTTTGTAATGCTTTTGGAGGGATACTCATCATTCCCTCTTTTAATTTTCTAACTGCTTTGCGAATAGGCTTTGTCGCCATTTTTACTCTTCTGCTTCTTGGTTTCATTCCTTGTGGCATAATAAACTCCTTGGTCCGTGGTTCGTAGTCTTTGTACAACTAAGAACATAACAAAAAATAAAGTCAAGAGCAAAGATTTATTGACTTTTAAAATCGGAGTTTGATACAGTAATAGGTACGCACTAACGCATATAAGGGAGGTTTATCATGCAAGAATTAGAAAAGAAATTAGAAGAAGCGTACATAGTCATTGCTCTGTTACAGGCGCAAATATCAGAAAAGAAATAAGACTATGTGGTGGTCGGTGAGCCTTGATTCAAGGCTCCAGAACCCCTAGTTACAATCTTATGCCACTGATCGTGGGTAAATTCCTCACTCGTCCCGTCCCGATATAATACACGATACATCAAGTATTCCTGCATCTCTGGCGGATTAGAGACTTTTGTGAAGATTTCTACATTAGTTACAATATCTTTGATCATCTTGGGAAAGATAACACATTTCCGTCCTTGAGTTTACTTAATTTTTGTACAATTAAACGGCGTGTTGCTTCCTGTAAATCCTTGGTATCTCCCACAAGTTCGTGGTCCCAAAGATCAGCACAGGCCCGTAGTGCTTCTACTTTATGTTTTTTATTCTTAAAGTAGTCTCTATCATGGTCGATCAGATCAAGCACCATACGCCTAGAGATTAGGGACTCTAGGTCTTCTGTCATCATGTTTATATTCATGAGACAATTCTAATGATTCCTTCGGGTTTGTAAAATAACTTTTACCCATTAGTTTCTCGGCTCTTTTCCTCGCTCTGCGTCTTTTATCACGTTGATGTGAATAGCGTATGGAATGACCTCGACCGTCTTGATATTCGTATACAGGTTGAAATTTCATTTTATCCTCCTTTGCTGGTCAGCCGACCTGAGTCGTAGATAGAGGAAAGGCACTCCAACTAAAACTCACAGCTTTTCACAATACACTACCGTGTATGCTATACATCTGCTTTACCCGAATTGGGCCGGCGCAATCGGAACTTGTTATGTGACTTTGGTAGGTTTTTCACTATCAGCAAAATCAAAAAATTTGTTCTTATTATCCATAAATTGAAGTGTGTTTTCTAATTTACGTTCTTCTTCTTCTAAGCCATCTAAGTATCCTTCTAAAAAAGCTACCGTTGTTGGTAAAGAAAACTGTGTACGATCATGCTTCATATAGCCAATCGCATTAGATAAATGTTTCTTTAATTGTTCTCTACTTTCGTAATTTGCCATTGCGTTTCTTCTCCTCTTGTTCAATTAGTTTTTGTATAAATCCACCCATGGTACAGTAATCGTTTTCTGCCATCGGTCGTGCTTTATTATATACAGCGACCTTGATAGCTACTGATTTGTATTTGCTTGCATCCATTAAATAACTCCTAAAAAGTGTAATATTAAAATTAAAATTAGACCTGTAGCCATAAACCATCTAAAATAAAATATTA